TCTCGCTAGATCTTCTATCTATATCTGATAGAGTTTGACTAGACATAAAATACTTCTTAATTACATCTATCTGATCTTGATATTTTGCAATAATATCTATTTCTTTTTCTATAGATTCTAAAATGTCAGTATGTTCACCAACACCTGCGGGATTTTCTAGATATACTTCAACATTTGCTTTGTGTTTTGCAATATCACCTTGAGCATGTGCTATCAATGCTCTTAAGATTTGCTCACGCATATGTAGTGCCATAACTTACACTCTTTTTTAAAATTATACATTAAAAAAGGGGGTATGTAAACCCCCTCTTTATATTAACTGCAAGGAATTGCCTTGCTCTTCACCTTGATGCCTCGATACATTAGATCGAAGTTCCTGTGCTTTGCTGCTTCAGCAAGCACTTTCTTGTTGTAGTCTTCAGAGTCGTACTCGACTCCACGGTAAGTGACTTTTGCCATTGGTTTTCTCCAAAGTAGTAGGGATTTTTGCCCCGTTCCTTCAGTCGAACATTTGCGTCCCCTTGGGGATGAACGATCCGTTCCGTGTCGGCTTACTTGCGACCTCCTATGAGGTTGAACGATTGTGTTAATATTAACACATGTATACTATATAGTCAAGCTTTACTTGTAGATTGCCTCACCCATCACATCTGGGCACAACATAGAAGATACTAATGCTTTTGCTTCATTATTCTCATCACAAAATTTATTCATCCAAATTCTTTCATCTAATTCAACTTCACCATCAGTTGATATGATCCGACAACAAATGTCTATAATTCTATTTCGATAATTGAGTTTTAACATGTTCGATTGCAGTAGGTAAAATTGAATACTCTTGTCTTTGAATTGCTTTTGTTAGGGATACTATATCATCATTTGGTAAAATAGGAACCTTTCCTTGAAGAATTATTTCACCCCCATCAAGTTCCTCATTCACGTAATGAACAGTACAACCCGTAATATCATCTCCACTATCTATAGCTTGTTCTACTGCATGTAATCCTTTATACTTCGGAAGTAAAGAAGGATGAACATTTATAATAGGAGCAGAAAAAGCAGAAGGATTTTTAATCACTCTCATATATCCTGCAAGGATAATAAGATCCACTTTCCATGCTCTAAACATTTCTATCATTCTATCTTCATCTTTATGAGGTATTCTCACATGAGGAATGCCCCATTTTGCTGCCCGTTTAGCAGCACCGCATTGTTTAGTGTTGTGTATCATCAACACAACTTCATGCGTATTACATATGGGATTTGTAACTATGTTCTCGAAGTTGGTTCCGTTGCCAGAACACATAACGCCAAGTCTCATTCTTGTAACTCGTCTAAACGATATGAATAGGAATTAGGTTTTGGATATGAAGGTTCTGGTTCGTTAATCCGATGTTTAAACTCTTCAGTATCAAAGTAAGAAGTACCAGGTGGTGTTGGATCATCGTAATTCATTCTTAATTTACGTTGATACTCACGTTCATCTAATACTTCATTGATAAGAATTTTCATCTCCTTAACATATTCAGGAGTGAATAACCTACGAGGATGAATCATCATAGGTTTATGTGGTTGTGCTTTCCCTTTGTAATTAGGATCAGCAGGACCACTCATACCCTGCGTATCAATCTTGTCCATCTAAAGGTCTCCCATCTTTATCAACTAAACCCATCTTCTTCACTTCATTCAAATTAGATTTCTCCAGTCTCTTTATCCTCTTATACTCTTTCATAATCTTATCTACTTCATTCTTTGATATTCTCACATTTAACTGTGATCCTTCCTCTGGTGAAACAAATCCCATTCCGCTTTTTGCTTTCTCATCTTTCTCTTCTAGGTAATCATTAATTCCATTTTGAATTTCACCTTCAATGATATCGTTGATTTGAGCTCTCAACATCTCATTGTCATTGTTATTTTTACTCATAGTTTTCTTTTCCTCTTCTTTTTTTCAGGGGATTTGTAACCATACTGACTGGGTTTAGTTGTACCATGTCCAAATTCTATTGCTTTAATAGAATCCTTGCCATATTTATCGTAATACATGTCAAAAATATTCACCATTTTGTAACAACGTGTCACATCTAAATGCTGTGTTCCATTTTCAACATATCTAACAAGGTAAGCATCAGTTGGAAAGGATCTATCACTTGCCTTATCCTCTGTGGTTTTTTCTAAAAGAATTTCACATGAATAATCTGCTGCTTGAATTTTAGATTCTGGTTTCTTTTCTGTCGTAGTTGTCATGAACGACCTCCCCATACTATATCAGGATAAGCTTCTCTTACCTGATCAAATGTAATATTATATTTGTCTCCAAGTTTTTTATCTTTCGTGAGAACTATTACTTCTGCTTCTCTAGGATGAAGTCCCTGTAAAAGATTGATGAACATCATCTCTCTACGTGTTGTAGTAAGAGTATCATTTCCACCCTTCACATAATGATATAGGTTCTGATATTCTCTTCTTAAAGATGTTCTACCTCTTCCATCTAAATCTTGACCTGTTGCTGATTCACCTCCTGCTGCCTCTCTAGCAAGGTTCTCCGAAAGACTACCCTTATATACTGTTTGATTCTGTGTCTCTCCATAGGGAACCTCTCCTTCAGGTAAGAGACTGATTACAGAACTATCAAAGTTCCATACCATGATCATTTTTACACAGTCATGTTCATACTGCTTAAGTGCTTCTACTGTTTTAGCAGAAGACTTCTGTTGAGAAGCAAGATCTAATACCTCAAATACAAAAGGATTCAATGGTAAAGAATCAATAGCAGGTGCTGGTTTAGTGGTTCTCTTCTTTGCTTTAGACGCAGCAGGTAATTTAGGACCATCAGTTTTACGAGGTCTTCCTCTTCCTCTTTTAGTCGTCGTCTTCGTCTGTGTCGATGATGTCATGATTGTTTTCAATTCTTAGGGCTACAATTTCATCGGGAAGAACATTCCCATTTGAGTCAAACATCTCTGGATGAGAGTAAACTACTTGAGGAGTTGTTTCATAAGAGTGTTGTCTTGCCATCCATCCTATCATACCTCCTACTAATAATGCAAGAATAGACACAATTGTTGTAAGTGTCAAGGTTACTACTAGCATATCTGACATGGTGCTCCTCCCAGAGAGTTATTTTTTTCTAATGTCCAGATAAAAATCAAAGTGAAAAACTATCTCTCTATTCCAGAGAGCAATTAACTTTCCGAATTTTATCTGAAAGGTTTTTGGTTTTGGTTTAATTCCCCTCCTATTTCTTAAAAGTAATTCTACACCTCTATTGATTTGAGGTTTGTCATTATTTAGATTGCTTTTTTCTTCTTCCTGGTCTTCGGTCATGATGATACCTCACTGCATCTTCAAGAATTTTTGAAAAATAATTCTTTATTTTTCTTGCTTGGGGTTTGGGAATGTGGTGATATGCTTCCCTCAACTGCTTATGTTCATTGTCAGAACCTCCCTTAATGTATTCTTCGAGTTCTATTATTTCATCGGCAAGTTCTTTTGCTGTAGAACTATGAAGGAAAGCTTCTATTTCTACCTTTGTTGTCTTGCGATACTGTAAGAACTCATAGAATTTAAGTTGCATCTTACCCATGAACGCAAGTTCAAGGGCATGTTCTATCATATCATAAACAGTTTCAAAATCGTCTCTCATTATACTAATTTTTTCTCCTTTAAAAATTGTACTGTTTCAGTGCATCCACCCAGATTGGTTCCATCTATCACTACTTGAGGGAAGGTAGATCCTTCACCAAACTGACCATAGAATGATTTTCTATCAAAGTGTTCACCCAGTTTATATACAACATGTTTTAATCCTGACAACCTTAATACTTCAACTACCTTGCTACAATACGGACAACCATCTTTAGAATAAACGGTAAAGTTCATGTTTTCTGGCATTGACACTAAAAAATTTTATTTATTATTGGATTGTTTTTTAAGAGCATCACTCCAATGCTCTATGAGGATTTGAAGTTCTTTGATACGAACATTTGCCGCATCAACTTTTTCTTCAAGATTTTTTTTCATTTGATTTTCTCTCCTCCATAGATCTATTTCTGATGATGATTCTGTGGTTTGCATGATCAGGGACAAATTCTAAAACATCATCATGAGGCCACATCATTTCCTCATACAAAGCGTTGAGGCGATCCATATCCTCCCAGAGATCATTAACATGAACTCTTTCTCCCCATACATTTTCTTCTGGTTCTAGATCTCCGTGCATGTTACCTCCGTAAGGTTGCTTATTGTATGTATCATATTAGTGTGGGTTATACAGTTTTAACAAAAGGACTGTAGCAATGATTCCTATCACTACGCCCAGTCCAAGATAAGAAAGTAAAAGCATACTTTATTCATGGTGTTGCAAATATTGTATCATACTTTCAAGAGTATGCAAATTACTACCAACTAATCGAATAGCATTGTTGCAATTCTTGCATAGAAGACCTCTCACATCCCCTGTAACAGGATTACGATCAACCATAAAGGAATTATAGTTTCCCCCTGCTTGTAGAGTCTTACAGATAGCACATTGATTGTTCTGTTCTACAAGCATCTGATTATATTTCTTAAACCCTACCCCTTTCTTTCTGTTCTTGGTGATTCTTTTGACAGTACACTCTTTACATTCATAGGAATATGAGGATGCAAGAGTAGTATTCTTACGTGTTCTATAGTATCCATCTATCAAGTTCTTCTCTTCACCACATACTCTACATACCCTCTCGGATAATAACAGATGACTTAATTCTACTTGATCATCTAGATTCATCAATCTGATATCTTGGCATGAGGTGCAAATCGTTTTCCTACCTTCATGCCAAGGTGCAAAAGACTGATCCAAAACTGTTCATCATTTGGATAATTTTTAAAAGCACAATAATAAAAATTTACTTGCATCAATTTTGATACAGCAATCTGTGGTAGATCCTCCATATAAAGATCTTTAATATAATTATCAAAATCAGTCCATGATATCAAACCACTAGTTTTTGTATGAGTTTTTAAATAAGTATATTCCTTTTCAATCTCTTTTCTTTTCTTTCCATACTTTACAATATCATGAGGATAATCACTGTGATCATTCTTAAAACTCTTTTCACTACCTTGAGTATGTAAAAGATTTATAACAGAATATACAGGTGCTTGTCCACCTTGTGCAGAAGAACCTTTAATTTGAGTATTAAACGAAAGATTACCAAACTTTTTTTTATCACCTAAGTTTATATTCATTTCATGAGTTTTAGAGGAACCATATCTGATATAGGTAGTAACTTTAGTATGTTCTGCAATATTTTGAACATCAAAAGTTAAATCACTCATTTTATAATTCACAACCTGGGATATCTTCATCGACTTAGGAGTGATATTGAAGAACTCTAAATGAGTCTTACCTGCTTTCTCTATTTTTTTAAGAGATATTCCTACAAGTCTTGAATCATTCATATATTGAATCAGTAAATTATTTAATTTACTAACTCTAGGAAGTGGTTTTGGTTTCTTTCTATCAATTTCAAAAGCATCTTTTATATCAGTTTTCATTGCATCCATATCATATGCTGCCCAGATATCAGCAGGATTCCATTGTTCATAAGTTTTTATTCTAGTTCCATCAATTGTCTGCAATCCATCTTTAATAAATTTTCTAAAGAACTGTGTAAAACTACTGCCATTATATTCAAATGGACCCCACTTACTAGGTGAATAGTCTTTATGAAGAAAGAATTTTTCTTGTTGTTCAAAATATGACAACAACCAATCATCAAGATTGTCTTCAAATTTTTTAGTAAAGGTTTTTTTCAACAGCCCCATAAGTACCGTATCTGCTTTTATTGCTTCTACTGAAGGATATGTTTTATTTTTATCCAAAACTCTATTGAATATAACTGTTGTTCCTTTTTCTTGAATAGGAGTAGGAGTCTGGTTACGCTTCCCTTCTTTTTTTGGTGCAAACTTTAAATTTATCTTTCCAACTTTTATTGTTGCTTTCTTACCACCAAGCATATCATATTCAACATCATCATTTATAAACACATTTGCTAGATAATCAGCAAGTTTTGGAATATCATTAAAATATTGCGGAAGATATTCAATCTCTATCTTTTCTCTGAATGGATCAACACTCATTCCATCAGAAACTATTAACTGCGTCTTATACTTCCTCAACAATTTTATATCTGCAGCATCCAAATTATCTTTTGTGATATATTGAGCAACTTGTGACGCATTACGAGCCCTAATATTTGCCATAATCTTTTTGAAATATTTATCAAGACATAAAAAAAGACCCCCCGAAGGAGGTCTTGTAAGTTCCGATTGTAGAGACCGCACGAACGATGTCTCAATCTTATTTAGAGTGCATTACCTCTTGGTAATACTTCTTCTGGGAACACGAAGTTCTCATGTGGTTGGTCAACAGATGACA